TATAAATCAATGTGAATAATTACATTACCTTTTTTATCCGTATTATAATTATCGCCCGGTTCAATAGCTGAAATTCCATTTTCGCGGATAATATGGCTTTGGTGTGCGATTATCTTTAACTCGGAGGTTGTTATCTTAAATACTTTCGCCCCCAGCGAAACGCTGATAGTTTTATCTCTTAGCGCGCGCACTACAGATATTTTAATGTGTATATGAATATGGTTATTCTCGTCTATATAAACGTGCTCCGGTAGCTGCGGTATACACTTAACGATTAGCGAGTGTCCGCCCGTTTCGTAGGTGACTTCCTCGTGCCAAAGCGGAATGTAATATGTGTTTTCGTCATGCTCCAGAACATATACCTCATTATTTAATAAATTATCTATTGATGGATTTAGAATTACCAATTCGTCATCCTGTAGTTTTTCACGTATTATCTCTCTAAACCGCGCAACCATATCCTTATCAATACAGAGAATTGTAGAATACCTCTCTATGTATCCAAATATTTTGAGCGCCGTATGTTTGTCCATTTTCTCAAATGTGGATAGCGATAAAAGATGACAATTTTCGAGAATGACGTTAATTACCTCCGCGGTATTTGCAACGTTGCTATTTCGCATAATATTGAACAGCTGTTCAATTACAACAAAGTAGCTATCGTTCTCGCTTTCACCTGACTCCTGTGAACAAGAATCAAGGTTATTGGAGAGATAAACATACGCATCTTGTATCTTATGAAATTGTTTATTGCTGTCCGGATTATCATTTTTATCTGGATGATATAATAAGGCCTTTTTAAAATACTGTTTTTTCAATACCTTTCTGGTATATGGTTCGGATATATCTAGAGTTTCAAGAGCACAGTTGAAATCCATTAATCCTGTTTATTAAATAAAATATAAACTTCTCTAAATGATAAATAGGTCTATAGTTATTGTTGTAATATTGGAAAAATGAGAAGCATTCTATCATGACATCATTTACGGCACTCTCTTCAATATGATTATTGGATATTAAATATGTTAATATGTACCATATACATTCAGTAACATCTAGGTTATAAATGAATATATCGTATATCTTATCTCGCATATCGATGTAGCAAGCATCGGTGGGGTTAAGCATCTGATCTAATATTTTATCTGATATGGGGTGATGCGTATTAATCAATTCCTTCTCCATACCCGACTCAATGTTTTTAATATTATTAATATCAGAAACGTTATCTTGTTTTTTTAGTTTGTTCGTGAGGCACTTGTTATATTGTATCTTAGTAGGACGAGGGTAATGAATTGTTTCGCTAATGTTAATAATATTACCTGGGATAAAACTAAGCTTTTCGGTAATCAAAATAAATGTGAGCTTTATCCTGTTATTGGGCAAAGTCTGCATATAACTGTAAAATATATCGAGCAGCTCGCTGTGGGTTTCGTGGAAGTTTTTACACAGTATTATTCCGACGTTTTCGGTTTTTGCTAGTATAATGTCTATTATATGGGTGTATATCTCGTTCCATAATAGTTTGGAGTTACACCCCAGAAGCGACATGTCTATTTCAAAATGAATGTCACTTATCTTATAAAAGTAAATATTCTTGTTGAATGGTATGCTGATTTTCTTCTCGTATTTTAACTTGCTTGGACTGTAGCGCCTTATGATTGCGAGGGACTGTGTATATTTTCCTATGCCACTGGGACCATATAATATAAGGTTGTTAGGTGATGAGGGTAGCGCATTGTAGGTCACCGTCAGTTTTGGATGGAGAGAATATTCATCAAATCTAGTTAAATAATCCTCGAAATGGTCATCGTTCAGCTTCATAGAATGTATTCATTTAAACAAATACCTTTATTCTAATACTAATATTAATATTATATGGAAAAATTAGATCGATTAATAACCAATTTTCAGGACAAACGCGCAAGCCACCCTCAGCTCTCCGCGCTTTGGATTAGCTATCTTACTATTAAAAAAAACAAGTTGATAGAGTTGGAGAGACGGGCAGAACACGCACTAGAAAATATGAACACCGTAAGTGATATAACATTAGAAAATGTTCTGACAATTTACTTATTAAACGATATTATTTAAATATAACATTGGTTTATTATTATGAATGTTGCTGTAGGGATTGACGAGTTTGATATTAATAGTGTATTCTACCAGAAACCGATTACCAATACTGTTATGGAAGATGCCAATTTTGTTAGAATCCTTTATTCTAATGAATTAATCACGATAAATGGTATCTTTATCAAGATTAATTTGAAAATCAATAATGTAGAAGCATATTATAATAAATATAAGTGTATCTTTCAGCAGGGAGATAATGTAAACACGATAACCACAATTAAAGCCATTGAAAATCAAATTCTTAAACATTATGCTAGTAAGAAAAAACAGGTTAATAAAATTAGCGACCAATTAAACGCTGACTCGATTAAAATTTTCACAGAGACAAATGTAAAAAAAATTCCATGCGAGTTCATTCTTAAAATATCAGGTTTGTGGGAAACGGCTACTGAATACGGAATCACCTACAAATTTACACATATCAACCATCAGTTGCAAAGTACTCCAATATGATATTAATTATGCCAATAAACATTACGTTCGATAGAGTAAGGAGGTAACTAATTGAGGTTATGTTTTGCTCTAACGCCTTTAACGCACTATCGTCTCCGTCGTCTGATATTGGTGAGGAATTTTTAGAGAAATATTTGAAGACAATTACTATTTGTAATAGAACCATCATACTAGAAATAAATGAAACATCCTTATATTGTTCGGTTAGTGTTCCGGAATTGATTCTATCAAAATAGTTTATATTTATATACAACAACCATAGCATAATCAACAGAAGTAACAGTGGTGGAACTGCTCCAGATATTAAATTCATTATAAATCGTAATACGCTAGGCTCCTTCATATCCTGCATTTTTGCTAAAGACAGCTGAACAAATAAGAGCGATGATATAGAAATTATTACCAAAGTGTATCCGATGATTGCCGCAGACGCTTTGCTGGACCCGCCTGTATCGAATCCACCAAATTCAAACATTAGTTTTATAAAAATTCCAATAAACGATAATAAAAGCATAATATTAAAATCAAATTCATAAACAGAAAAAGCCGATGCTTCGCTCATTATGTAAGTATAAAATATATGAATATTAAATATATTAATGATATGTTGAACGATTTAATTATTAAATATCGTATGTCTCGTTAATCCAATCGGTCAACTTATTAATTTCGCATTTTTTATGACTATTAGCTCCATTTTCCTTTATAAAGTCGGTTAATTTCAGAAACTTGGGTTTTGACATTTTTGGCGTCTTATAAAATATATAGTCCCCATATTTTCCACTACGTATAGACATATTATCATTAATTTGTCTAATGACTACCTTCTTTTTAACATTAGATATATTTGTAAAATCGCTCATGGTGATATCGTCAAATTCCTTTTTTACGGAACTTGCTGATATATTGGTGTTATCATACTCAAAATATGCTCCATATTTTCCTGTCTTAAGGATTACCATCTTGTCATGGAAAAGTCCTAAATTTTTACCAGTTTGCGGTTGTTGTAATATTTCGTCCAACGAATACGTTCCACCCCGGAGCTTATCAAAATCAATATCTGGGTTAACCTTCTTGAATGTGGTTTTTTCGTTATCAACACATTTAATAACAGGACCATATTTGCCTATTAAGTATGTGTGTTTATCATCAATCTTTATAGTCTGTTTATCACCAGATATCTCTCCCGTCAGTGCCTCTATTTCTTCTAGACACTCCTTACACAAATGATACCATAATTTATCTCCTTCCGCAATCTCGTCCAGCGTATTTTCCATAGATTTGGTGTAATCATAGTCGAATAATTTATTAAAATTATCTATTAGAAATTCTATAACTAATATTCCAAGCGGCTCAATTACCAATTTATTATTCTCATTTCCAAATACGCGCTCCACCTCGTTCTCTACAATCTCATCGTCAGACAGTTCGTAATCAACACACCTAATCTTTTTCCCCTTAACATTTGTCTTCTTAACATATTTACGTTCTTGGATTTTGTCAACTAGCGAGGAAAATGTGGATGGGCGCCCGATGCCATTTTTCTCCAATAAATGAACCAATCGCGACTCTGTGTAGTGTGATTTCAAATTCTGTAATGTTAACTTAGCGCTAATATTGTTATATGGAATTACCGTCTCCTTTTTGAGGGATTGTAAGTATGCGTATATGCTGGAAATCTTCTCATAACCATTTACAACCATCCATCCAGGAAATACGACTTGCTCGGCGGAATATCGGTAGCTATGCTCCTCTGGTGCGCTAACGGTCGCCTTTATCACGCTGAACCTTGCGTCGGGCATACAACTCTCCACCGTATTTCGCCATATTAATTTGTAGACACGGCGTTCGTTTACACCCAACTCGCCGGCCACCTCTTTCAATTGAACGTCGGTCGGACGGATGGACTCGTGCGCCTCTTGCGCATTCTTGTCTCCGCCAGCTCTTAGAGACAATGAATCAATGTCCGCCCGGATGAACTCGTCCGTGTATTCCGATAAGATAAACTTTTTCGCGGTGTCTAGAAAGTCGGTGCTATATGTGGTACTGTCCGTTCGCATATATGTGATGAATCCACCCTCGTATAAGGTCTGACATGCGCTCATTGTGTTTTTGGGAGACATTTTGAATTCGTTGCTCGCGGACTGTTGTAGCGTGCTCGTGGTAAAGGGTGTGGGTTGTTTTTTAATACTCTTTTTGGGTTCCGAAAAATTGTATACATGGTCGTGATTCACCGAGGTTTCAAGAAAATCCTCAATTAATTTCTCATCCGAATGATTATGGTTTAATACAAAAGGGATATTTTGTCCGGTGAATATTCCAGTAGTTACGTAGTTCTTATTACCAGGTGATTCGTTAATCTCCTGTTGGTTGTCGTATATAAGTCGCAGTGCGGGCGACTGACATCTCCCAGCACTGAGACCGGTTTTCCCAGATATTTTATTCCATAGTATAGGTGATATTTTAAACCCCACCATTATATCAAGAATTTGTCTGGCTTGTTGTGCGTATACAATATCCATATTTATACGCGTTGGGTTTTTCACGGATTTTTGTAACGCAGACTTGGTAATCTCATTGAAAATAATTCGCTTGGTTGATGATATGGGAAGTTTGAAGACTTGACATATATGCCACGCAATTGCCTCACCCTCGCGATCGTCGTCGGACGCCAACAAAACCTCATTAGCTTCCTTTATGGCCTTGCGCAACTTTGCTATTTGTTGTTTTTTGCTCTCCATCACCGTGAATGTTGGTTTGAAATTATTATCAATATCAATCGATTTTAGACCTGTCAGTTCGGTAATGTGTCCGAAACTGGCCATACATTTATATCCAGCCCCAAGATACCCCTCTATTTTATTACACTTCGCTGGCGATTCTACGATTAACAATGTATATGTCATATACTAATACAAATATACATTTTGTTTATTTCAATTATATTACAATTAACGAATTTGGGGTTACATTTTCTTTATTGTTTTGTAATATGGAATATCATTGTTAATGAGACTAATATAAGTAACCGCGGGAAAATAGGGGTTAATTGGTTTATTGTAGCGATGGTGCGATGCGTGACAATTACAACATACAGCGACTAAATTATTTGCGCGATTATCGGACGAATTGTGATTCAAGTGATGTATCTCGTGTGGAACTGTATCCGAGAAATGGTTGTAACAGGACCCACACGTATTCTTCTGTTTCAATAAAATACTATCGCGAATTCGCTGTTGTAATGAGAATGCGGATATTATATTATATATCATAAATGCGATGATGACGCGGTGAATATTATCATAACAGAGCATACTAACCATAGAGAGATATTATTATATCTCTTTGTTAGGTGTTAATTATTTTAATACCTCTAATTGTTAAGTTTCTTGAAGTCGCTCCAACTTATTTGCTTCTTAACTGGCTTCTTCAACTTCTTAGATTTAGAGTGGGTCTTATTCTCCTTTGCTAATGCGCTATCGATATATATTTTTTTAAGGAGTTTTCCTACCTCATACGACCCAGTATGTTGGTCAACGTCGCCGTCTTCAATCCGTCTTAATATATTTAATAATTGCCATAATGTTTCCAGGTTTATTTCGTCCTTTTTAACCTTATTGAATATATCGGTATAATTATTGAACAAGAATGAGCATTGAGATGTTAACATACTGTCGAATTGTTCAGAGTTACTCTTTTCAAGCCGCGGATATTTTTTCTTCAACTCAATCATCCGTGTCACATCGGACCTAATTTTTTCACTGTGTTTTTTCTCTCTAATGTCGCCTGTTAAATCTTCAACGTTGTTCTCGTTAATCATTTTCTTAAGTTGTAGACTTTCATTAGGATTCATTTACTTTATAGTAGATATTTTTTTAAGACACTAAACTAATAATATTATTATATTATATAATGGTAAAAATGACAGGAGGTAATATAACAGGAGGTAATATAACCCCATTGTCGGGTGCTGATATAACTAATATTACTTCTGTCTTTGGAAGTGATTTTAAACCATTAGCTGGGTCGGGTAATCCCATGCAAGCCGCCGCTGATATAGGCGTAAGTAAGATGGTCGCTCAAGTAGCCGTAGATATGAATGCGGGAGGGCAAAAAGGAGGCTCATCCATAACCGTGGATTGTCCAAGTGTTGTTGGTGCGACCCCTCAACAGCAAGCGAGTACGTGTGCGTTATTCAGAACTGGAGCAGAGACTAGTATCCAAACAAGATTATTTAATCAAGGAGGAGGCAAGCGAAGAAATAAGACACGCAATAAGCATAGACAGAAAAAACGGACACTGAGAAAGCGGGTAAAGCGGACTGCTAACAAGCGTGTAAAGCGGACTGCTAACAAGCGGGTAAAGCGGACTGCTAACAAGCGTGTAAAGCGGACTCGAAACACCCGGGGAGTGTGGGTTCGTAGACGCCGGAAATTATCCCGATAAATAAACTATTAATATAATAAATAATTTTCACACTATTATCTATTATGACATTTTCCGATTGGTCTAGATTTATATTGGTAATACTTATTTTTATGTGTCTTCATGCCTATATTATTTTAGCGATTCAAATGGATAATATTAAAAAAAATTGGCCCGTATGGAAGTGTAATCCTATGGTAATGCCATTTGCGGGTGTCTTCGGACATGATGAATTCGAAAATTTCACTCAATGTATTCAGACAATGCAGAGCGACTATATGAAATATCTATTACAACCTGTCAATTTAGACCTTAGTTTAATTACTAATATGGGAACTACATTTACAGACGGTTTGTCTGGCGGTTTTGATATGATTACAAATATAAGGGAATTATTGACCGATATTTTTAGAGCAATATATGGAGCGTTTTTTCAATTAATAGTTCAATTTCAATTGATGATTATTAACATTAAGGACGTATTCGGTAAAATAACAGCAGTTATTAGTATACTTTATAAAATAATTACCGGGATTGGTACTTTAATTAAAAGTATAGATAACGGTCCTCCAGGAGATGTAATGAGAATCTTTAGCAACGACGATCCAAATTGTTTTCACCCTGATACAAAGGTAATGACTTATTCCGGTAAATTAATTCCAATGAAAGATATCGAGTTAAACACAAAATTAAAGAATGGTTCTACTGTATTGTCGGTAATGCGAATAAGTAATCTTGATTCGGATGGAAATATCAACTCATCAATGTATGAAATTGAGAGTGGTGAAGATAACGGACACATATATGTTACAGGCTCCCATCTGGTATACGACCCTAAACTAAAAGAATATGTTAATGTTGAAAACCTAGAAGCCGGAGATAAATGTAAGTTATCGACAAAGGAGTGTCGCGAATTAACGTGTCTTATAACATCAGACCACACAATAGCTATAGGAGACTGGATATTTCACGATTGGGAGGATAATAATGGGTCCTCTTCCAAGAGTATCCAATAAGAATAGGATACATCAATATTATCAACATACTATATATGAGCGGTTTATCTGATTCGGTATTTACAGATGTAAGTAATTTATATAAAAAGGCAGGGTTTCTTAATTTATATGGTATTGATTTAATTATTACTTTGGTAATATGTGTTTTATTTTCACTAATAATGGCATATTATTCTGTAGTAAATAATCTACAACCTATAAAGGCTGATTGGGACAATAATAAATGTAGACCGTCGATTATTCCATTTGCAGGGTTCATCAATAAACCCGATGGCGATACCGTATTTGAATTCACTCAGAAAAATTTCATGTATTGTGGTCAATCAATCCTTAAGAGCATCGTTGATGGAGCGTTTGCTCCTATATATCTATCTTTTCAGATGATTAATAATTTATTTATGGAACTAGCACTTCAAATAAGAGAAGTGTTTAATCAATTAGCAAATATGCAAGGAACGTCGTCGGGTATATTTGAGAAAATATACGCGTCCCTTCGCGCGTTGATTATACCTCTACAGGATTTCATTATATCGGTGAAGGATATGTTCAACAAATTACAGGCTACTATAATATTAACTCTTTATGCTTTGATGGGTCCGTTGTTTACACTTCTTGGCACGTTCGATTTACTTATACGAATGTTTGGAATTTTCATAGGCATATTGATTGCTGCAGCAATTGCGCTTGCAATAGCAGCGACGATAGCATATGCCGTTCCAGTCTTCGGATGGGCACTTGGTGCCATAATAACTCCGTTTGCTTACTCCGCAAGTGTATTTGCGGCTACAGCCAGCTTTATATTGATAATATTAATTATTTGTATAAATGAGGCAAAAAAATCGGCAAATCAATGCTTTGATCCAGATACAAAGGTTAAGACACATTCTGGAGAGTTAATTGCCATGAAGGATTTAGAACTAAATACGATTCTCAAAAATGGAACAAGAGTTGTATCTGTAATGAAATTAAACAATATTGATGAACATGGAAATATAATCAACAAAATGTATGAAATACAAAAAGGTGAAGATAACGATACCATATATGTTACTGGGACGCATCTGGTATATGACCCAATAATCAAGGAATTCGTCGCCGTTAACAACCTGCGTGGAGAGAATCCATCGCGCATATCAACGAAGGAGTGTCCAGTTTTATCGTGTTTGATTACTACTAATCACAGTATTCCCATAGGAGATTGGATATTTCACGATTGGGAGGATAATAACGGTTCCTCATCAAAATCAGTAGCATAATTATATTAAGGATCAATTACTAACGGATTACAAACTCAATATAATTAAAATCTATATATTTTTTATAATGACCATAAATATTCTTGGGTTTAAAATGAGGCTCGAAATTATAATTGTTTCTATATTTATTGGTTGTATAATAGCAACAACCTCCTTCTGTAGTTGTGCGGGTGGAGTTCGCGAGGGCTTCATAATTGGTACAAACTTAGCCGGTGCGGCAATTGACTACTCGATGGGCGATGGGGTTAAGGGGAGCTACCTCGTTAAACCCAATGAGTTCAATAAGTTAGAGACAAATGTTAAGGGACTAGGTGTCCCACTACCAGAGGGGAAATTATCGTTGTTCGGTGAAAATGAAATCAGTCCAAACTGCTGCCCGTCCACATATAGCAGCTCAAAGGGATGTGTGTGCGCCACACCCGAACAAATCACGTTTATCAATAAACGTGGCGGTAATAGAAAAATGGAGGAGTAATTTAAAATATAAAAACAATAGCATTTATATTTTAAAAATATGGATTTCTAATATGGGTTTGTGTGGTTGCTAATTAGGAATCGCGCGATTAGTTATACATATGATGCCAATTACCAGTCTGTTCGGTAATTTTAATCATATTGTCAACTATTTCATTAGTAACACTGACCGGAAACACAATTTTCAATTTCATGTCCTTCTCGAATAGATTTGTCTCTGGCTTCATAAGACGGTAAAGATTCAGTTTGGTATGGATAATTTCCAGACAACGCTTTAGATTTCTAACACCCTGCTCTCCATCGGTATATTTCTCAATGATGTGTTTAATTACCTCATCGCAAATAACAATGTCCTCCTCCTTAAATTTCACCTGCTCTTTAATCTTCGGAATCAAGTAATTTTTAGCAATAATCGTTTTTTGTTTGACATCATATCCTTTTGTCTGGATACGATACATGCGGTCCTTTAGAATAGGATTTACCTTAGACTCATCGTTGTAGCTAAATATAAAGAGACACCGACTAAGGTCAAAATCGAGCTCCGAGAAATATTTATCGTGAAACTTGCTATTCTGTGTCGTATCCGTAAGATGGGTCAATATTCCGTTAATCTCCTCGCCTTTAGGTGTTTCGCTTACTTTATCCAATTCGTCAAAGTAAATTACCGGATTCATTGATTTACATTGAATAAGAATATCTACAATCTTACCCCACGTCGACCCTTCATACGTGTATGAGTGACCCTCAAGAAAGCTAGAGTCAGTGGCACCTCCTAGCGCGATGAATGCGAATTCTCTTCCCAGAATTTGACTGATACCGTCCTTTACCAGAGTAGTCTTACCTGTCCCCATTGGTCCCTTAATCGCAATGGCAGAACCAATTGCCTCTGGATTCGCAATCCACTGCCCAACCATCTGCATAATCTGTAGTTTGGCGTCGTCCATTCCGTACACAGCCTCATCCAGAGTTTTTTTTGACTGTTCCATAAATTCGTGACATTTCTCTACACCATCGTCAATCGTGAGAGGAATATTTCTGTATCTGTTGAATGGGATTTGCATAAATGTGTCCACCCAATTCTTGATTTTATAATACTCGCCACCTCCCTCGTCCATGTATTTAAGAGAATTAATTTTCTTGAAGGCAATCGACTTATAAATAACCGGAATATCTGCGTCGATTAGTGTAAGGCGATATGGTTTGTCCACCTCCATATGTTTCTTAAGCTCCTCTACTTCTACCAATACCTTATTCTGTTCATCAACTGTGAGTCGGTCCCTAAAGAATTTAGTATCGTTCAATGAGTTCTTCTCTTTGATTACCTTTTGGAACTTCTCTGCGTTTTTGGTTCGAACCTTCTGAGTCCGTTTTTTCTCCTTTTTATTGTATTTGTTTTCGCGTGTCTCAAAATCTTTAATAATAGACTGCATCTCCTTATTATTTTTGTCCTTATCGCTAAGTCCACCGATCATATCACGAACCTTGGTGTACGCCTCCATGTCTGTGATCGCGCTCTCGTCGTCCTCCTCGTCAGAGCTATCGACTTCTGTGCCCCCATGCTTTTTATTCTTATTTTTCCTTTTCTTTTTTACCCTTTCATCTTCTTCCTCCTCGCTCTCCGTTTCGCTCTCCTCCTCGCTCTCCGTTTCACTCTCCGCTTCGCTATCGTCTTCGGCGTCCAGCTCGTCCATTTTCTGTCCCATCGTTAATAGGATATTGAATAGTCCAGATTTTCCGAATTCAATTACCGCATCTCCGTCCTCGTCGGATGAGCCACTCTCGCTATCTTCACCCGATTCTTCTTCAGATTCGGTCTCCGTTTCAGTTGAGTCTTCATCTTCTTCGTCTTCATATTCACTTTCAGTATCATTACTATCAGGATTACCAAACATTTCTTGTATTAGCATATCCATTTTGGAATCCTCATTTTCCGTTGTTTTTTTTTTATTTTTCTTATATTTAGTATTCTTACATTTAGACTTCTCGCCCTTAGACTTCTCGCCCTTAGACTTCTCGCCCTTAGACTTCTCGCCCTTAGACTTCTCGCCCTTAGACTTCTCGCCCTTAGACTTCTCGCCCTTATTAGACTTCTCACCCTTTGGCTTCTCGCCCTTTGGCTTCTCACCCTTTGGCTTCTCACCCTTTGGCTTCTCGCACTTTGGCTTCTCGCCCTTTGGCTTCTCGCCCTTTGGCTTCTTCTTACCCAAAGATTCATGATTAGAGTCCCCATCAAACTTATCCTTCATTTTACCGAATTGTTTTTTCATTTTCGTCGTCTCGTCAAACAGTGTCTTATCCTTCTCGGCGGAGACAATTTTATTTTTAATGTATTTGGATGGGAAGATATCTCCAATAATCTTGCGGATATCATCCATATCGGTTTCCACATCATCATCCGTTAGCCATTCCGAGTCGTCATCCGATGATTCGCTAGACTTGGCAGACATCTCCTTAGATTTCCCTTTCGAGCGAGTCTGGTAAGTGTGATTATTGTTGATATCCTTCTTCATATTTAACTGTGTGTAATATTTATTTAAATATATTTCATTCAATTTTTTATTTAGTATAAAATTGAATGAAAACAATCTAAATATTATTTGCGTAATATAAGAAGGATGGCTGATAGTAAGAAAAAAGCTAATTATACTAAAGAGGCATCTAAGATTATTGGAATTCAGTTTAGTATTTTGTCTCCTGAGGAAATTCGTAATGGTTCAGTCGCTGCTATTACGAATCGCGATACCTATATTAATAACAAACCCGTAATTAATGGCTTATTTGACCCGCGAATGGGCGTTTTAGAACCCGGATATGTGTGTCCTACTGATGGATTGGACTATATGCAGACTCCTGGATACTTCGGACACATCGAACTTGCCCGCCCACTATTTTACATTCAGTATTTGAGCACAATTATGAAAATCGTGAGGTGTACCTGCGTTAAGTGTAGTAAGCTGCTTATTAGCAAAGAACAATTTAAACACTTGCTTAAATCATCCAACGAGGCGCGATGGAACGCGGTGTTTCGTGACGCGAGCAAAATTAAAAGGTGCGGCGAAGACACCAACGACGGGTGTGGCTGTCTACAGCCGGCAAAACTAAAGAAGGAGGGTCTCGCAACGCTCGTCGCAGAATGGGACGACATCGACGGGGTAGACAAGGAGAACCTTACTATGGTAATGACGCCCGAAATCGTCCTTAAACAATTCAGACGCATATCCGACGAGGATGTCACGTTTATGGGGTTTAGTCCAATCTGGTCTCGCCCCGACTGGATGATCTGTCAGGTCCTGGCCGTTCCGCCCCCCGCGGTAAGACCGTCGGTTAAGCACGATTCGCAACAGCGCAGTGAGGACGATATTAGTCACATAATTGTTAATATTATTAAGACGAATAACACTCTACAAAACAAAATAGAGACTAACGCCGCCGCTCCAGTAATCACCGACTGGACGATGCTGCTTCAGTATTACATTGCTACATTAGTTGACAATAAAATACCTGGGGTGGCAGCACACGCGCAGCGGTCTGGGCGTCCGCTCAAATCAATCAAAGACCGTCTTAACGGAAAGGTTGGGCGCATCCGCGGCAACCTTATGGGAAAACGCGTTGACTTTTCGGCCCGGTCCGTGATCACGCCTGACCCAAACCTTTCAATCAAGGAGTTGGGTGTTCCTAAGAAAATCGCGATGAACTTATCGTATCCAGTGCGAGTCAATAAAATGAATATGTCGTATTTGGAGACGCTCGTGCGAAATGGTCCAGATATTTACCCGGGCGCTAAAATTCTGGAGAGGAAAAACGGGGACAATATTTCGCTCCGTTACGTGGACCGCGATTCGATTTCGCTCAACATCGGCGATGTGGTTCACAGACATATGCTCAACGGAGACCCCGTGCTATTTAACAGGCAACCGACTCTACATCGTATGTCTATGATGTGTCACAGCACGGTCATTATGCCCGAGGGTGACACATTTCGCATGAACGTGGCGGATACCAAACCGTATAATGCGGATTTTGATGGCGACGAGATGAACATGCACATGCCGCAGGACATCGAATCGGCATCCGAATTAAAAAATCTGGCAGCGGTTCAATGGCAGATTATTAGTCCGGCGAATAACAAAACCATCGTCGGTATTTTCCAAGACTCGCTTCTAGGCGCTTACCAATTCACTCGTCCTAATATTACAATGACACACCGCGAAGCAATGAATATGCTGATGTTATATGATAAGGTTGACGTCTCTAAAATTCCGAACACCGAGAAGATTAGCAGCTTTGAATTGCTAACACAAATTATGCCTCCAATGTCGCTGAAATATAAAACTGGACGTTTTGATGATGAAGTCGATGACTTCAAAACCTCTAACGCCGTCATTGAAATTGACAACGGTAAATTTATTCGGGGTCAGTTAGATAAAGGTGCGTTTGGAGATGGTGCGCGAGGCTTACTTCAACGCGTATGTAATGATTTCGGAAATAATAATTGTGCCGATTTCGTAGACAATATGCAGAATATTGTCACGGAGTATATGAAATCGAGTGCGTATAGCGTTGGTATTAGCGATTTGATAGCGGACGATGATACGAACAACGCAATTGCCGAAGTAATCACGGCGAAGAAACGGGACGTACAGTCGCTCATCGACGAAACTCATCTCGGCATCTTTACCAACAAGACGGGTAAGAGCGATGAGGAGGAGTTTGAGACTCAGATTAACAATATTTTGAGAAAGGTGGAGAATGAGGCAGGAAAAATCGGTCGTAAGAGTCTGAGTCGCGACAATCGCTTCGTCATCATGGTGAACGCCGGCTCTAAGGGGAGCGACTTGAATATATCGCAGATGATCTCGTGTCTCGGTCAGCAGAATGTTGACGGTAAACGAATTCCATATGGTTTCGAACACCGAACACTACCTCACTTTAATAAATTCGACGATTCGCCTGGAGCTCGAGGATTCGTAGAGAGCTCCTTTATATCTGGACTTTCGCCAGAGGAGCTGTTCTTCCACGCGATGGGTGGTCGTGTGGGACTCATCGATACGGCCGTCAAAACCTCACAGACAGGATACATTCAACGCCGTCTCGTAAAGGGCTTGGAGGATTTGAAGGTAGAGTATGACATGACCGTGAGAAACAACAAAAACAAAATTATCCAATACTCGTATGGCGATGACGGAATCGACCCCATTCGAGTGGAGAGCCAGATTCTCCCGCTGGTTAATATGAGCGTGGAGGAAATATATACCCACTATCAGATGCCGAGCGACAATATGAAGGACGATGTCTTTACGACGTCCTACACAAAACCGACACTCAAACGACTTAAAAAGCAAATCACAGACACAAATAAACGGTGTAAAGAGATAATTGATATGATGATTGAATATCGCGATACAATTATCAAATACGTATTTAAGATGCGCGACAATAAAAAGGTAAATATCCCTGTTGCGTTTCAACAGATTATTAACAACGTTCGTGGACAACAATATATCAATGTGAATTCAATGGTTGATATTACTCCACTGGAGGCACTGGAACTTATTGACGACGGATACAAACGAATCGAGTCGTTTCATTATGTCAAGCCTACTGAACTATTCAAAATTATGTATTATTATTACCTGACGCCTAAGAATTTGCTTATGGTAAAACGCTTTAATCGCAATGCCGTCGAAATTCTCATTGAGAAAATTGTCCTTCAATATAAGCGCTCTATCATTGCCCCGGGTGAGATGGTGGGAATTATCGCCGCACAGAGTATCGGTGAGCCTACAACACAGATGACCCTAAACACGTTTCATTTTGCTGGAGTGGCAAGCAAATCGAACGTAACGCGTGGAGTTCCAAGAATCGAAGAAATCCTCTCGTTATCAGAGAACCCGAAGAATCCGTCTTGTACTGTGTTTATGCACACAGACCAAGAAGAGAATCAGGAGAACGCGCAGAACATTATGAACAAGATTGAAAATACAACCCTCAATAGCCTTGTCAATTCAGTGAAGATTTGCTTTGACCCGGACGATCTGAACACGTTGATGGAGGAGGACAGTGAGCTAATCGCTCAATTCAAGGAGTTTGAGAATATGATGGATGATTGTGGAAACGCAAATAAAGAGGAGTCCGATAAGTCCAATTGGATTATTCGTATGGAGTTTAACGCCGAAAATATGTTGGACAAAAACATTACGATTGAGGATATTAATTTCGCAATCAAAAACGTATATTCGGACGAGCTAGATTGTATCTTTGGAGACTACAATAGCGATAGTATCGTATTTAGAATCCGCCTCAATAGCGTGATAAAGAAGATTAAGGAGAAGAATAATAATACTAAACCTCTCGACCAGTCAAACGAAATATATCTAATTCAAAATTTCCAAGACCAGCTACTAAATAACATGGTTTTGCGTGGAGTTAAAGACATTAGTCGTGTAATTCCACGAAAGATAACCGATAGCGTAACCGAAAAGGATGGAAAATACACTAGAAGAGATATATGGGTGCTAGACACTGTGGGAACAAACCTACTTGACTTGCTGAGCGTCGACTATGTGGATACGACGCGAACCATCACGAATGATATTCAGGAGATTTATCGAGTCTTGGGAATCGAGGCGGCGAGGCAGGCGATTTTCGATGAAATATCGGAAGTGATTGAATTTGACAGCACCTACATTAATTATCATCATCTCAGTCTGCTTTGTGACCGTATGGCGTGTAATGACAAGATGGTGTCAATCTTCAGACACGGCATCAATAACGACAATATTGGTCCGATTGCCAAGGCCTCCTTCGAGGAGACGCCAGAGATGTTCCTGAAGGCGGCCCGCCACGCCGAGCTAGACCCGATGCGCGGTGTCTCTGCGAATGTCATGTGCGGTCAGGAGGGATATTTCGGCACAAGCGCATTTCAGGTTCTCCTCGACTTGGACAAGTTCACTGAGATATCTGCCGAGGAATGGAGCGACGACAGCTCGCAGAAAATGATAGATGACGCGTTTGGTGAACTTGCTTATAACGATGACCCGTGCTCTATATCCAAACTCTCGGTTTCAAATAACATACAAAACATTAAATCCGTCAATATTGGAGATGAAAACGATTATGATGTTGGGTTTTAAAGAATCCAAAACAATATAAAAATTACAAATTAATAATACTATGAATAGTTTTAGTATTATTATATCTAAATTATTAGAGTGTTTATATGATGATGAGTATAAAATTAAAACCAATAACCCGGTCACCAGTTTTGTATGTGGTTCATTTATAAACGATAACAAATTTACAGCATTTGATAAGAATATTCTTAATCCGTATTTTATTACTGGAAGCATAAAAGAAAGACATATTAATTGTTTTTTTAAAGCGCAGAAGATATATCATATCCTTTGCCGTTTTGTTACACGTTATAAAATATCGAAAGCTATTCAGTTCGATTCCACCACTGATTTATGTTTAAATGATATTAGCACCATATCCGAGTTGTCAATCCTTAAATTATATGTTGATTCGACACGCGTATTGTATACGTTTAGAATATCGGATTTGATACAGGTAATAAATTCTGCTCTTACATATAATTCTGGGTTTTTTGCCGAACCCCAAATCATTAAAAATCCTTATACAAACATCCCGTTTACTAAATCCGAGTTGTATAATATATATTACTCCATTAAATATAGTCATTTTGAGATGCCATACTTATATCAGCAATATTTAAAACACGATTTCTCTCTTATAAAATTTACATATTTAAACGAACCAATGTTGCGAGAAATAGCAATTGACGATTTTTGTAAATCGTCCACAGTTAGACAAAAATACAATCAAATTATTAAAATGCTCGTGGACAATGACAATATATTTAATACTTCAAATATTGACCCGGATTTTCCAAAAGTGAAGCTTACCGAGGCATTTTCATATTTATTAAAAGACTATCTTACGTTGTCGTTTTCGCTAATATCTGTTCTTAGAAAAACCTCTAAACACAAAATAAGACGCGAGTTGGCGGAATTCAAGGCGCTAAACCCTCTTTATGGTAGAAAAATATTAGTCAGGCAATATAATCTCAATAGTGATATCCCCTTTGTATTTGGTGATAAAACAAGGCCATATACTATTGAACATAAGTTTATAGACACAATTGTTAAACGAACTCCTGTTAGATTAAAACGAAAGAGGGCAACAACGTCTTTAAATTCAACTGGAGTGAATCGGGTGTCCCGTGGTCGCACAAATACCGACGCGGCAATTAGGCGACGTGGAGCACAAGGAATGTCTAATACCGAGTTAGATAGGTTATTTTCATGGCCATTAGTAACCGAAAACGTCTTTATAGAAGAGGGCAACGAAGATACGTCATATAATAGCCATAATGCGTATACGACGATTGATAGCACGAATGACGCGAACGACGATGACGACGACGACGATTCGGACGACGATTCAGACGACGACGATTCAGACGACGACCATACAATCGATTTACTCTCGTTTCGGGATGATTATAGTAGCGATGAATCCTCGAATCTATCTTAATTTTTATTTCCTTTCATTGGTTTCAGTTTTAGTGTTTGTTTCAGTTTTTTAGTTTTCGTTGGTGACTTCGAAAATTCGTTCTTATTGAAATTAGATGTATAGTTCATCGTCTTTAAAGGATTCACAGTATCAAACGTATTTGTCTTTATATATTCGTTTGTAACCTCCTTCTCTATGTTTTCAAAGTAATCCTTATTTAACAATGACTGCATCAAGACAATTTCATCATCACCGAGATTATAGTCGATATCCCCGAGAGATAAAAACGATTTAGGTTCAAAAATAAACATCTTTATTCTATTAAATCGCAGAAGTTCATCTGCCAATTTACCAAAGTAAGACGTCTCGTTATCTAGTTGATTGATGAGATTTACCTTAGGAATCATCATTCGCTTCTCTTTTGTAGAATCGTCAATAATACAGTATTTCTTGTCTAATAAATCGTCATTTTTATAACAACTCACAATATTGCTAATGTCATTAATTACTTCTTTTGAAAAATCGGAAAACTTAAAATAGTTGTTTGTCATTCTTTCTAGGATTTTAATAATGGCGCGTAATTTATTATTATATTGCTTATCCGAAGCAATGATAGATTCTATCTCTGTTCTACTGGATTTGTTATTATGTTCGCTAAGCATGATGCGAATAGTGTTACGAAATATTTTGTAAAATCCGGTTTCGAGATTTATTTTTTTGATATATTCAATGCGCTCAATGTCAACACTTGCATCCGTGCTTATAATTGTGTCAATCTCGTTGAAATTATTTGTTGTAATCGTTTTATCAACACCTCTATAATTAGTGTCGACATAGTTTGGTTCGGGTTTAACTGGGACAAACTGGTTTGTCTCTGTTATTACACCAACAATTATACCGTCCTCCTTTACATTAACCTTTGGTTTACTCAATATCTTATTGTTTTTTTCCTTTACAGTAATCAAGAAGTCTATGGTTTTTTCATATGTTTCCCCTATAATTGTATCGATCCAAATATACTCAATACCGTCGTCGGCACCAATCATAGGTGCGGATGGGTAGCACGGTAATATTCCTCCCTCCCCATTTTTTTCCACTTTAATTGCTATAACCTTTCCGTCGTAATTGAATATTTGGGCGATAACTTTATAGTCGATATCCTTTAGCTCACTGACCAACGCAGATAAAATAATATTTTTCCTAAAAGTATACGTATTCACGCTTGGGAGTCCGCTACACTTACTATGTGCGCGTTTAATAGAATGTATTGTATTCTTAATGTCGTTAAATTTATCACCGTTCATATTTATTCGTGTAGCAATTTTATATTTTTCCTTTTCCTCTTTCATCTCAATAATTGTTTCAAAATATATATCGTCCTTCTTATTTTTACCTTCTTTTTTTCTAATCAGCATTATTATATCCTTACCCACATCAAAGAAATTATCAGAATAATTATTCGAAGGGCACAGTATATCAACCTTATTTGTCATGTCATCATTTGGTATGTCAAGTATTATCATGTTCAATCCATTTTTGAAAAGCTTGGGGTTTGGTGTGCATATCAAATCCCACAAGTAGGTGTGATCAATTATTACATTTGGATTCTTCATAAACTTAATGAAATTTCCGTAAGCACTAACTACTTTGTTGAAGAACTTGATTTTTTCAGGGTCATCCGATTTTAAACCAATGTATAATTTGGAATCTTTAAGTTTTTTCATTTCATCTACATCCACATTTGCTGTAACTTCTCCAAATATGTTAATTAGATTGCCATTTTGTAATCCAACAAATACGTCGTAGTCAATAGAATCAATCAATATTTTTTTCATCTCTATGATAGTTGGTGAATTTTCAATTCCGTCTCCTTTTGAGCGATTCGCCCAAATTTTAGCTATACACGCTACGAAGGACTGATTGCTGTTTGATTCAACACCGAGCCTCATAACACACGAATGGTTCGGTTTTAAATTGGTATTTGTATCACTAATATAACACTGTTTATTTTTCGTATTTAAAAATCGTTCTATTGATACGGGGAGATATCCAAACCTATTATTATCCAATGGGAACTTATCTGCGCCCATTACATAATAATCTATATTTGGTGTATTTTTTGTATTATCGCTCGTGTCACCCGGCATAGTGTCGTCTGTCCCCGGCATAGTGGCGTCTGTCCCAGGCATAGTGGCGTCTGTCCCAGGCATAGTGGCGTCTGTCCCAGGCATAGTGGCGTCTGTCCCAGGCATAGTGGCGTCTGT